CGCATTCGTTCACAATGCACATTAGAACGATACATGATGAAAGAGCAGGAACGGATGCTAACTTTGGCAAAGACAGGCTAAAGGCTTTATACTTGATAGCCCGTCATACGCTTGAGCGAGGTCGTAAAGGATATACCGCAAGTGATGGTTCTAAGTTTAATCAAGTGTTTGTGGGTTCAAGAAGCGAAAGTAACGATAGAGCAAAGAGGTTATTTGGATATAAATTGACAGTAGAAACAAAACGATTCGCATTAACACTCCCTTAGTAAGTAAGTAAAAGGAAGGAGAGGAAAGCATGGCAACAAATACAGATATATTTTTAGGAAGCGGGGCAAGTATAACATTTATACCGGAAAATGATTTATTTTTAGGTGTAGGATTAAAGAGTGGTGGAGGAGCATTAGACGGTTCAGCCCAAAGTGTTATACAAGTAAATGCAACCTTTGATAGTGACTTTGAATTAGTTACTAATTTGTATAAAGGATGTCTTTTAGAAAGATACAATACAAGTGATGCCTTACAATCCACTCATAGAATAACAGCGAATACTGCAAATACTGTAACAATAACTCCTTCTGCTTCAGCCGCTTCTACTGATTATTTTGTAATAAAAGCGTATGGCGCACCTGTTCCTGCTCCTGTTGATACAGCAAAGAGATTACTTTCCGACCAATGGTTAGGTATTCTTGAAAGTGCTACTTTCCCAACAACTGAAGTTGAAATGAAACAACAAAATCTTTCTCTCGGTGGCTCAAGAAACTTTACTTATCAATACAAAGGCATTACTTCTTTTAGTGGTGGTAACTTGGGTCTTGTGGCAAATCATGGTGCTTGGTTGTATTACTTTTTAGGAAAATGCACAACCTTGACTTGTAGCACAGATGCTTTAACTACTGCTTTAACACTAGACGCACATAGACAAACTTTGGCTCATGGTTCAGCCGATAACGACAGTTTCCTAATTCGTTCTATGGATGCCGGAACAAGCGAAGTTGCCGCAGGTGATGATGCTGTTATTGCCGGTATTGTAGAAACAGGGCCAATATTTAGAAGAACAGTTGGTAATAAAATATGTCCTCCTATTACTCCTTTCGAGGCTACTGATGCTCAATTAGATTTTTACCATAAATTAGATAGGCCAACAGGTTCTACCACATTAACAAAAGCAATCACATATACATTCGATGAACAAGATGGAGATTTATTGCCGTCTTTTTCACTAGAACAAAACTTATCTAAATTAGACGGAACAAATTTATACAGAACTCATGTTGATACAAACGAAACTGATGAATCAAGAAACTTTGTTAAAATCGCTAGAGGTTGTAGAGTCAATACTTTAACCATGACCGCTAATGAAAATGAAGAAGTTAAGATGACTTTGGACTTATCAACTAGGAATGTTCACAATCTTGAGCATGATGAAATATATGATGCTAGAAGAGGAGTTACTGATGAAACAGCATTCATTAATTACGAATCTAGCACTAATGCAGATGAAACAAGAGAACCTTTCTTCTTCTCCGATGGAACATTTAAACTACTAGGAAGCACTTTCTTGAAGATTAATTCATTAACTCTAACTATGAATAACAACCTACAAGATAGAAGATTCTTAGGTGTTGGTTCAAAAGATGTTCAAGAATCCATACCTGCACAAAGAACATATGAAATATCTTTTACTGGTCATGTTACTGATAATGCACTATACAAGGCTCTACTGAATGATTCGGAAGATACTTCTCAAACTATAGAGTTAATCTTTACTAAGTCTAATGGAGAAACAATTACATTAAAGTTTGAAGATTATTTCATTACAGCCAATAACTTCCCTATAGCAGAAGATAAAGGGCCAATTGTTGTAGAAGCGACAGTAATGCCAAGAAATCTAAATCTTTGCACAGTTAAAACCCACTGGGTATTACAGGGGTGATTAAGTGGTATCAAGAACAGATTTGATTAACTTGACGCAATTAGAGAAGGCTAAAAAGCCAAAGCGTCAAACAAAAAAGACAACTACGAAGGCTAAGGAGGAGAAGAAAGAAACTCCAAAGGCCGAGTAATTATAAATTCCACCAACACCGTTTGTTTGTTTGTTGGTTTTGAAGGTGGATGAAATGACTGAAAAGAAAGTAATAAGTGATAAGAGTGCTTTATTTGCACTACAAGAGCCTACGCTACATTATATTAAGGTAGCACCCGAAAGCGAAGAATATCTAAAAGTGTGGGTAAAAGAACCCACATGGTTAGAAACTGAAAAAGCGTTAAATTCTGTTATGAAGATTGACGCTAGAACACAGAATTTAGATATAGATTTGAATGCCATGTATCGTTATATGATGGATAATTTTATATCTAAAACTGAACCATCTCTCTCAAGTATTGATATGCTAAAACTAAGTCCTTATGTTGGCAATCAAATTAAAGAAATATTACCAAACCCTATGATGCTCATGCAGGAGGATGAAGAAAAAAAGGAATGATTAGGAAGGCATTGAAAGGTAAGCCTTCCGATATTAAGACTATTAGTTTAATAATGGTATATACATTATCTTCCGCATTAAGCATAAGTCCCTTAGAGGTGTATAAAATGCCGGTTAGTTTAGTAAAAGATTTATTAACTGTTCATGGTGTAATTGAAACGATAAAGGGCGAAGAACTAGAAAAGGCAAAAAATAGACGGTGAAATCAATGAGCGAACTCGACAAGACTGAAAGAGAAATCGAAAGTCTTGGAGATACATTGGCTAGTTTAGAAAAGGTTTCTTTTCGTTCCGGTATTGAATTCAAAGGTCTATTCAAAGAAATAACTAATGCCGCTAACTCAATAAATGGTGCAGGTAAAAAGTGGACTATTTTTAGCAGATTAGTTTCGGGAACTCCTTTATGGAAAGTCCAAAACTATCTAAGAGGAGCATTGGGTGTTCTGTCCGAATTTGCTGAAGCCTCTAAGGAAAACACTAAGGCTAGAAATGAGCAAAATGATTCTATTGTTAAAAATATAAAACAATATGAAACTTTGAATGCCGCAATGAAAGACACTATGGTAGCGTATGAAAACTATCAAAGAGGTTTAGCAGAAGAAGCAGACATGAATATTTTGAAAGAACAAATACAAGATACTGCGGCATTTCAAATAGCACTCAAGGCAACAGGTGACGAAGCCTATGCTATGGCTAAAGCATACGATAGTGTTACAGAAAAACACAAAAAAATGCGAAAAGAAGAAGAAGAAGTCATAAAAATGGCAAAACAGGCTCATGCTTTTGATGAAGATAGATTGGTATTAGCAGAAAAACAGGCTAGAAAAAGAGCAGAAATGCTAGGCATGGATAAAAAACAAACTAAGCGTGAAGTAAAGTTTGCCGTCAAGGATGAAAAACAAAAGATGGCCAAAGAGCAAGAGGGTCTTGCTAAGGATAGTAAAAAAGAGGGCTTTGAAAATTTAAGAAAGAGTTTCTTTGACCCTAAACAATTCAAGGCTCTTGCTTTACCTGTTGCTCCTTTAGTTGGTATGTTTAAATTAGCAAAGAATAGAAAGAAATATCAACAGAAAATATTGAATTTTAACAACATGATGCAAAAGTCAATACTGCCTAATTTACAAAGAATGATATTATTTGTTATATTTGGAGCAATAGCGTTCTTATTGTTTGTAAAAGCCGCATATGAAATATTCAAAGTATTAGAAGAAATGGGGATGATAGCCGAAATAAAAGAATTCCTTATAGGATTATTTAGCGTGGTCATGGACATATTCAGTATAGCGTTTGCTTTTATTAGCGGGGACTATGAGAAAGCATTTGAACTGATACCACCTATGCTGACCAAGATTAAAGACCTATTATTAGAAGGAGGGGCATTATTAGTTGCATTAGCATGGACTACATTAACAGAAGGTTTTGGTTTAATAATAGATTTCTTTGATGCCTTTGTTAATGATGCTAGTTTTAGAGAAGCAGTAATAGATTATGCTGTTCAAGCGGGGATGTTAGTAGCAGGAGTTTGGATGGCTAAGACTTTATTTGCTATGGCACTACAATTACTTGCTACTTACGCTCTACCAATAGCGGTGTTTGTTTTGGTTTCTGCTTTCTTAATAGCATTGTATGGCAAATATAAAAAAGAAATAAACGACATGCTACTTAAAATAATTAGAGAACCTGTTGAGTTCGTTGCTAAACTATTAGATTACATTATGAGTGGTCAGTTCCTTACAGATATTCTTAACACAATAAAGAACTTTGCTAAAGACTTTGTTTTCAAGGTAAAGATATTCAAAGGAATAAGGAAAGCCTTTGGTAAAGTAAAAGACAGGCTTGCTGGTGGAGCGAAGAAGGTAGCGGGGGGCTATGATAAGTTAAGTGACGAGCAAAAGAAAAAGGTAGATGAGATTAATAAAAGGCAAAAAGCCTTACTTACAGGAAACATAAAGGGTATGTTCGCAAATGGAGGTATAGTTTCTGCCTCCGGTCTACAATTGGTTGGAGAAAAGGGGCCGGAATTAGTTAGGCTACCTGCGGGAAGTAGAGTTCATAGTAATGCTGAATCAGCAAGAATGGGAGATACTAACATCAACATTACTATAAACGCCAAAGATACTTCCGATGCCGAATTGAGAAGAATAGCAGACCAAGTTGGTAGAATGATAACAAATAAAATCAATAGGAGTTCTTCTTCTAGTGGATTTGTGAGGTGATAAAATGACTACAGTATATTTGAAAATACAGAACCATAAAGCCGGTGATGGGCTAACTACAAATGTAATACCTCTAAAAGTAAATAGCGTAGGCATCAGCGTTAGTAAATCAATACCTGCCTTCCCCATTCCTTTATCCGGTGTTGCTACTGGTGAATCTATAACAGCCGCATTGGATTTGGGTATGGCAACTAAAAATATTTCATTGCAGGGCATAATAATGGATGAAACTATTACTAAAATCGTCAATAAAACATCTACTCTTAGAAGATTCACAGCACACGAAATAGCACAAATGATTGCTTCCGGTGTTGATTCTACAGGGTTTGCTAAGAATCAAGCGGTGAATGAACTTGTGGTTTTGATACCGTCTTTTGTTGCTAGTGATTATAATTATAGAGGAACATGCAGTATAAGTGACCATAAGAATAAAACAGACTGTGAAGCCGCAGGAGGAACATGGACACAAACTGTTTTTGATGATAGCACTAGAGATGTAGGGCAAAATGTTCCATTTAACTTTGCATCGAGAGGAGACAATAATGATTTAGATAATATAGGAGTTCCTGCTAAAATATCTTCTTTCCCCGACTTTGAAACAGATACAGGCATGACAGGATTCATTAGAAATTTCGGGTGTGACATTAGCGGGGAAGCATTTGAATTGTCATTTAATTTAGAGTTTGAAACAGCCATAATAGTTCCATAGGTGATAATATGTATGATGTGCTTATTGGAAAACAGCGAGGGTTAATCTTCCCCGTTATGTGTAATGGTCATGTTAGAATAGATTATAGCGATAACACCAACTCATCAACTGACAATATAAATTATGGATTATTTTCCCACGCAGGAAGTTTTACTTTTGAAGCCATAGTTACCCCGTATGATATAAACGGAGCAGGTCAATGGTCTACATCGGCAAATTCGATAGGAGTAGAGACAACAACAGAAACACAAAAAGTAATGCCTTCTGTAACTAAAACTCAAAGCGGTGCTAATGGTAATGATGATTTTAGAAGTGAACGCTATCTAAATGTTACAGATAGATTAACACATGAAATGATGCTTTTTTCTAACTCTAAATTTTCTATATCTTTAGTAAACTCAACTACACATAATCAAAACCAACCCGCAGAATATAAAATAAAAGCGGTGTTAGATTCACAAGCAACTATTACAGATTTACCCGTAATAAAAGCCACTTCCGGTTTTGGTTGGTCTTACCCTACAACTCCTGCAAATCCTTCTTTAACTCCATTAGTCATTGATGGGTTTGATGCTGATGGAAGAATAACACATTCTTTTGCAGGAACTACAGATGCTTCTAGTAGTGGAGTTACAATAAACATAGATGACACTACTAAGTTCCATGTTAATCAAGAAGTATTCTTGAAAGACGGTTTTAATTATACTTCTTTAGGAACTATTGCTTCAATAAACACAGGTGTTAGTTTTGATTTAGCAAACGCACCTGCTAACACAATATCCACATCAACAAAGATATATGTTCACTCTTACAAAGATGCTTGCTACATAAACAACCAATTCCACATAGCATGCTCATACAATGATATATCTAAAGAGGTTAGATTATTTTTAAATGGTATTCTAGTAAAAGTAAATACTCTAACTATTAATGATTTTATTATGCCACAAGAAGACTCATTTATTGGTAATCACCACAATCCAAGTTTCTCTACTGGCAAAGGTAGCACCACTCATAACAAACAGTTTATGGGAGAAATGCATGAAATGTCTATGGTAAATACGGTTAAGAAAAAGTTTCTAATAAATAATTTACTTCCTAATTTAAACGACACATTGTTCTACTTTAGATTTGAGGAGGTAGATGAATGACATCAACAGTAGTTGCCTTTACTCCATCTAAAGACACACTAACCTTCGATAGAGCAAGCACGACTAACAGTAATGCTAATCTAACTGTATCGCCAAATACCAATGGGTTATTTATTGGAATGGTTGTTACAGGAAGTGGCATACCCGATGGAACAATAATAACTAATCTCAATGCGACAACTGCTTTCTTAAGCAAGTCGGCTACTAATTCTACAACTGCCGATAGGACATTTACTAAGTCAGCATACGAAGTTCCTCCTAATCCGTTGTTGTGTGCAAGCACATTATCCCCGACTAGTAGTGGTTCAGTTGTAGATAATTTTGGTGCTGTAATAATAGAAGAAGGTTCGGGGAGCGTAGTATTGACTCCTATAGGCAGGTCACAAATCGCTAATTGTAATGTTACAATAGGTAGTGAAAAAGTTACTTTGTCTAGTGGAAATACTAACGCATTGTATATCGGCCAAAGCGTAACAGGAGTTGGCTTTACAGGTATAACTGCTACAATCAAAAGCATACCATCAAGCACTACATTTCATTTAACGGAAAAGGCGAGTGCTACTGCTACCAATACAACATACACTTTAGGGCTAGAACATCAAAATTTACAAAACACAAGAGGCACTTCTATAAAATGCTTTGACGATTTAACTCAAACAGGAATAAACATCAACAGTATTAATCTAAATACACACTATTTGTTTGCTATGATTCATTCCGATGATAGTTCTAAACATCATTTTGTTAGAGTTAAAGAAAAACTAAACGATGATGTGAATGGAGACTCTTTTGAGTTTGAGCCAAAATTAGGAAATGAAGTAAGTAAGGGAGTTAAATTCAAATTATATTCTACTCCTATCCCTACTGATAAAACTATAGTGGCTGTTGGTCTTGGAATAAAAAATAGTGTAGGTCATAGTGCGGGTTTATCAAGACCACTGTTTTATTTCTTCGATGAAAATACAGATAAGAGAAATCAACTTGACCATAACAAAAAATATAATATTTTATATTCGGAGTTGGATTTCTTTTCAGCAGGGACAGACACATTAACAACAACTAGTTTCTTCACCACTATGCAAGACTTTGGTTTTGAAGTCATTGATTACGGTAGATTTTCTTTGAGAACTAGACTAGTAGATAGGTTAAGAGAATTAGATAGCCCTATTGTTTCTACTACTAATGAAGGAGGAACACCGCTTCCTGCTTATACTCCATTTAGTAGAGATAATTGTTTTGGTAATGCTAGAAGAGATGATGATGACACCGTAACAAATGAAGCAACTCAAAATTATATTGGCCCTATTAGATATTTGTCATATGGCTTTTCTAAAGATAAAGCAAATTTAAGTTACAATGTAATAGACCAACAATTGTATGAATCTATTGGAGCAAAAGGTAGCCTAGCAGAAGTAAAAATAGCAGACCCTTATAGAATAGTGACCACTAAAATGAAAGACAATGAACCTCTTAGAATTAGACAACAACTGTTTACTGGCGACTTTAATGAATTCAAATCATTTGGAGCAACTATTTTTTCATTTGTTGGAGGTTCTGTGTATAACATAACAACAAGTCACGACTTAAACAGTTATCTAAACGAGGGAGATGAAGTTAGAGTTGGTAATAGAATAATGGTAGTTTCGGGATTAGGTGCTTTTAGTAATGCCGCACAAACAATTTCATTTACAACTTACCATAGACTAGAAACAGAATCCGAGTTTACTGTAGGAAGTTTACCGACATTAGCAAATGGAAGTTTATTAGAAAGAAGGGCTTATAACAAAAAGGATAAAACTTTACTAACGGATTTTCCATTGATAGATAATAGACAAGTGGACTTATATGTAAAATTATTATCGAAAGAATTTTCCTTTTTATATGCTAGAGTTACTTCTATTGATGCTGTAAAAAAATTAATGACTCTAAGTTTTTCAAATAAAGCATATTATGATTCTGATGGTAATACTAGCGATGAACACGAATATCATGCTCAAGGAAACATGCTAGATTACATGAATGGTCAATATGCTATTCTAGTAGAAAAAATAGACGGAACTGTTGAAAGAATAGATAACTACAAAGAAAATGGATTAACACAAGTTAAGTTAGCAGGTAGAAGTAAAATAAGACAGTTAATATCTCCCATAATAAATAAGAATACTTTATTTTCTCAAGATGTAATCTATTCAACTCAAAGCCCGTATAATAAATTATCTCATCTTCTTACTTCCTTTACTTGTGAATTTGATAGTAAAACATTAACTACTACGAGTAGTATAACTTTAACAGCAGGAGACAAGGTTCATTTAAAACATGCTTCGGGTATGATGGGATATATAGGAGAAATAGCAACAACAGCAACAGGAACTAGTTTTACATTAGTGGATAAAGCAAGAGCGCAAGGAACTCTTCTTGAAGGATTCAAAGAATCGAATAAAGGATTTATGTTAAATAAAGCATTAGCAACTAATACTCTAGTAGATTCTACTACTAGTCTAAGCGGTGCATCGGATAAAGGGCTGTTCTTTGATTCGGGAGTAAAGATAACTTCTTCCGGTGACGAAGGAGATATTTTAATCGGCAGTAGTGCAAGCGATAATGAAGGAGCAGTGGGGTATTTCTTAAGTGACATTGCTAACATGAAAAGCGATTCTCACTTCCAAACTATACTAGAGGATGAGAATGGGAATAGTGAAACCTTTGATACTGTGAACACTCTTATTGATTTTGAGATAGTAGATACTAAGTCTGCCGGTGAAAATAAAGGAACTATTGTAACTATTGCCCCTTACAATCCATTGACATTGGGTAGAGTTGATATTAACCACGCCAACACTCAAGATACTGATTTTACTTTAGTTGGTAGGCTAACACATAATATGAGTCTTGCTAGAAGATTTATAGAAGTTGATTCGGATTCTGCTATGTCTTCTGTTAATAATATTAGAGGAGAAAGAAACCTACATCTAAAGCCTCTATTTGTAAATGGTAAATTTTTAGCAAATGTATTACAAGTTGAAAAGGATGTCAATGTGACGGTAAATGCAACAACATTAGGCGTTGATGCAACATTAACAGTAGATACAAGTAAATTATCAGTAGGCATGGTAATAGATGATACCACACATTCTAACATTCCTTCATCCACTACTATAACATCCGTAGGTAGTATTAGCGTTGAAATGAGTAATAATGCTACAGGTGCTAGTGCAAGCCCTACTGAATTTTCATTGGCTAGCAACCAATGTAGAATAATGTTAGACCGAGAGGTTGGTGTTCATACTTTTACGAGAGCATCAATAGTTGCAGGTTCTCCTGTAATAAGAAATGTAGATACTGAAAAGTTATTTATTGGCATGCAAGTGGTAGGCACAGGTTTAGCAGTTGGAACTACTTACTTAATTGAAAGCATGAACAAAGAAGAAAGAACGGTTACTTTAGATAATAATGCAGAACTTACTATCAATGTAACAACACTCTTTACTGCTTTCTTTGTTAGTGGAATGTCAATAGATAGATTAGAGGGACATCACAATCAAGACGATGTGAGGGAAACTACAAAGTTTACACACGAATTAAATCTGTTAAATGGTGGTCACTTACACGGAGGAAAGAATATTGCATTATTACACCCACAAGTTAATCAAACTAATGTAAATAACATAACGAGCATATTAGATTTCAAGTTGGAAGCAGAACATCCTATGTTGTATAATAGCGGAACTAGGGCGCATGGGCTTTCAACTAGTGCTAGAGTTGATAGATTAGGAAGTTATCAATCTCAATTTGGTTCTTCTAATTATAGATTGATTAATTTAGAAAAAGGTAACTACAACAAGAGTAAGCATTTGATATTTGACTCGGATGATACTATAATGTATGAAAATGAAACTAGTAAAATAAAATATTACGCTAGTGCATATAGATATAATGCAGGACAGTATATTTTTGGTATTCGTCAAGATAATATAATAGGAACAGATATAAGTCAAAGGAACTACATTGGTGAAGGTAATATAAGAACTACTAGTGGTAGTTCTATAGTCACGATAGATGTCTTGAAATTCATTTCGGGAAGCACGAATACTCTTTTTCATAATGTGTTTAGGGTTGGTCAAAAAGTAGTTAGTCCTGATATTCCTAGTGATACTTTCGTTGGTGCAATTGTAGGATTTGGTAATGCGGGTGACTCGTTATTACAGATGAAACTTGTAGATTTAGATGGTAACGCTGTAAATGCAACATCCACTACTAATACTTCAACAGCAACATTCTTCAAGTTTGACAACAAAAGAATATTAGAGTCAAGGGGATTTTTACCTAGCGTCGGTGATAGATTTTTTGAGCCAACTACACTAGAACAAAACACTGGCAATCCACATAGTTTAGAATACTTTAGAAGAGGAGGAAAGCCTATCACTTTTTTTACTCCCTTTGTTCACGATAAACTAACACTATATAAAAAAACAGACTATCCTAACTTAAGAGGTTCCGATAATAATAAAACTAGACTCATAAACGCTCATCAATATAGAGATAAGTTTGAACAAATAGACCCTAAAGTTGCTAGAATGTTTTTATTTAGTAATAGTGATTTATTACCTTATTCTTCTACAAGAAAAGATAGTTTGTTAAACATAAATAAAACTAGAGATATAACAAAGTATTCTTTATTAACATTAGGAGAATTAAGTCTTAGCACACGCTCGGATTTGAAAGAAGCCTCTAGGGGAATAACAAATACGATAACTGCCTTTGATGACTCTTACAGACATCATAATATTCTTTCTGCCTTTGATGGAAAACAAATAAATAAACTAAGAAGATTCAGCATTATGAGATTAACCGAATTAGTTGTGGATGTATTCTATAATCAATTTGACCCCGAAAACATACCGGAAAATACTAACAATATAGGCACTGTAACCAACTATCCTAGACATATACTTGTAGGGCTTAATGATGGTGGGGGGACGGCTAAACCTATTGGTATAGGTTCTGTTAGCGGTAAGGTCATCAATACTGTTGATAATACAGGTAGTGCGGCAACTGTTGATAATTTAAACCCCGAAGATATATTAGTAGACAGGGGAGGTAGATTTATTGGAGTAGTGGCTAGTATAGGAACTAACACTATAACATTAGTAGACAAGGCAAATAGAACTGTCTTGGATAGTTCTAACAATGCCGGTTTCTATAAACCTACAGTTAATCAAGCAAATGGAAGTTCACCCAATATTGATTTTATGCAACTTTTTCATGTTGCTCATAATAGGACAAATTTGGCTGTAGAAGAAACTATTTCTTGTAATATAGTAAATGGAAGCCAAGTTGTGACGGTAGTTAATGCAGGTGACATGGATAAGATATTTATTGGCATGACAGTTACGGGAGGCGGGATAGGTGCTTTGACTCAATATGTGCAATCCATGAACTTCTCTAACAACACTTTCACATTACGCTTACAGGCAACAACCACATCAAACGGTGTAAACTTGACTTTTACAAATCGTAGTGGAACTGCAACCATTTCGGGCTATAATACTGACAATGATTTTGTTCAAGGTAATGGTAACATTAATCCGATGCAGTATGTTACTATGCGAGGATTAGCGAGTGATGGAACTGGTTTTCCTAATAACTATGTAGCGGCATTTACTCCACAAGGTCAAACGGCTGGAAGTGGTGCAAATAGAGGAGATAACGATAGGGGTTATGGAGGAAATAATGCAAATTTTTGTGACACTACCTTTTCGGATGTATTTGGCGTAAATGCTATGGGAGGAGAAGTAGCAGGAGCAAACCAAGATAATAGCATTGTTTTACCTATTGTTTTATCTAGTCAAAATTCGTCTTTTAACTCTTGGCTAGCAAACCAAACAAGAGATACTACTATTAGTAAATTATCTATTGAATCTCGGTTTGGTAACACTTTCCCACCAATAATGGAGATAGCAGTTTCACCTAGTTCAAAAGGCTCAACTCAAAACTTTCATGGAGCAGGAAAACACAATGCCGTTAATACAGGTGCCGAGAATACCATTAATTCAAGAAGAAACTATCAAGGTTCTATTCCTATATTTTTAGATAGATGGGGAATAACAGGCGGTGGTGGTGCTAGAGTAGATACTGGCATGGCCGCTACTAAGGTGGCAAGTTTTAGAAGCATAGACATAGATGGAACCGATAGACAAGAGGTTAGATTTGGAATTACTACAGCAACCACCACTAAAAGCACAACAGGGACTATTTCTAGTTCAGCAGTAGGTTTTGCTAATAAAGTAGTAGGAGCAGATAATTTCAATGCAACTACAATTAGACGCTATCAAGATGATGCTGACGGTGTGTTTGGTGGATTCAAACCAACTTTGAAAATTGATGTAGGCTATACTGCATCTTGTGTTTTTAACACGACAACTATTACAGCCGCTAGATTTGAAGACACGAATGATGAATTAGCGGCAGATGAAGAATATACAAGTTTTGGAGGAGATGACCAAATATATCTTTATGTAGATAGCGAGAAAGTTCCATTTTTTACTAGAACACAACAAAGAACTGGTGGTGTTAGCCCTCCATTAATTCATATGTCCAATAACGCTACAAGTGCGGGAACGGATTTAAATGTTATATTTAGCAGAAATAGAGTAGGAACTAAAAAAGCAACTAATGGAACAGATGTTACTGTTCTAGCATTTACTGATTATAATATTACATCACAAAAAAATAGTTTCGCAAATGCAGACGGAGTAGTTAGAACAGATAATCCTTTATTCTTAAGCCATGTAGACTTGACTGGTTGTTATCTAGTTTCGGAAGGAGTAAAAATAGACGATACTGATGATGATGAAAACCCAATAGTTAGAAATTTGGGCGTTACCATCGGTAACAATGTTGCGGAGGATGGTTCAAGAACTATGAATGGTTTTACGCAAAATAGAGCCTCCATAGATTTAGGAACTCCTAACCATATATTATATGTTATATCGCACGAAATAGACACAACTAGAAAGGACAGAACTCATATTTTGACGGTTAGTGGAAATTTCCCTTCACCTGTAGCGAGTTCTGTAGTCGCAGGTAGGCTTAAGACTTTTAGAATAATGCAACCTAATCATACTTGCTTTCACGATTTTAGCCCAAAGAAAATTAGATTGAATCAGTTGTCTTCAAGTTACACTAAAAAACCTAGAGAAGATGCAACTTATACCACAATAAACAATTTCATGTTTGCAGATAGATTAGGTAGTAGAAGCGACGAAGGGAACAATGAGGCGGTTCTTTCAATGTATGTTGTTGTAGATACTGACGGACAAACAGATGAAAGTGATATTGTTATTAGAAACCCTACAAGTATGAGAAATAATATAATGACAGAAGGCAAATTAAAAATGAACCTTAGCGATGGAGATAATAATAACTTTACGACTGTTGAATTTAGTGATGCAGGAAATGATATAGGCTTTGAGATGACTCTTGAAAGACAAAAAGAACTCTTAGGTGTAGTTTCTGTTTCCGAAACTATGGATGTTTTAGTTGGAACTAATGATAGTATAGATGCAAATAGGGCGATTATAGGTTCTAGCGTTTCTATTGCATCCGATACTGATAATCTAATTAATGAATTACTAGAAGAGAATGATGTAGACTTCACCCAAACAACTACTAATTATCCGTTTATTGTAGCACCTAACTTTAGGGGAGTAGATTTATTTTCAGCAATAAAATTCTTAATGACTAAAAAAGATAAGACACTAATAGAAGAGGGAGGCTCTTTTAAAGTAAAAGAGGAAACTGAACAAGACTTATCTTCAAGAGTTTTCTTTAACACCTTAGATAATAAAACAGAAATATTTTCTTACAGTAGAGAGAAGAGTGAATTTGATTTATTTAATGAAATAGAAGTGTTTGGAAAGTTTCACAAAGGAGTTAGAAAAGAACTTAGAAGTATTAAGAAGAGAGGTAAGAAGACTCTTCAAGTTTTCGAGAATGAACTCATTACACAAGAAGATGTAGATAAAAGAGCCTTTCAGTTATTGAAGTTACATAATGATGAAAGTTTTGGTCTTCAATTAAATGTTGGACATAAAGGAATATCTCAACTAAGAGTTGGTGATGTAGTTACTGTTGAAATACCACAAGAAGGTATTTCGAGAAGTGAATTTATTGTATTAGAAATACAACATAATCTAACAGGAACTATGGATTTAGAATTAGGTAGTTATACCAAAGGATTAGAGGATAGATTTGCAGAATTAGCAGTAGCGAATAACGCTGTAAATAATAAAATTAGGGAAAATGAATTTGATGATGTTGCACAAAAGTTTGACATAGCGAAGATGGCTAAGATAAAACCAATAAAATTCCTAGTGAGAAAATCTACTGTTCCTGCCGGTGCTTTTGCATTGAATACTAGCACACAAACACTAAATACAAACACCGCCACATTAAACATAGGAGTAACAACAGTCACTACATTAGTGGAGGAAGAGTTTTGATAACTGAAAAATTACAGAATTTGATTGCAGGTCACATAGCAAGCAGTTTGATTGATAGTGCCAAAGTTGGCTTAGGAGGCAATACCACATTTCCATCACAAGGAGATTTAGATGTCCCTTTGACTAGTGTTAGTGTAGCGAGTGCGGCAACGAATGATGCCAACTCAAATGTTGTTCAAATAAAGGCTACAGTAAACTGCAATCAAGCAGGAATGACGGGTCAGGTTCTTAGAGAAGTTGGCTTCTTTGACTCTACAGATTTAGTTATTAGACAAAACTTTGATGGGATTGGGCCGTTTTCTTCAAATGATACTTTAGAATTTTTTATATTATTAGAGGTAGAGTGATATGCCAACAGAAGCAAACCCGCACCATTTTTCTAACCACACAAAAGATGATGTTGCTATTGGCCAAATAGAAGATGCAGTAGATTTTCCACATACAGGGTTAATTAAGGCTTTAAGTTTAGGAATGAAAGGGAACTATGTAATTAACGATTCAGCAACAGGCTTCGATATAACTCAAAGTTCTTCATCAAGTAGTGCTGTTGTTGTAGAAGCAGGTAAAATATTTAGAGATGGTATTCTAACAGCCTCTACTGCTCAAACTACATTTGCTCAAAGTGACTTTAACAATACTATAAACGCACATCATTTATTGGTGGTGGCTTCTAATAATTCTGTAGTTATCCGCAAATTCGGAACAGGCGGTATTTACGGAAGCGCATCAAATGTTGTAAATAAAATACCTCCATATACAGAAGGAGATACTATAATAGCCATAATTAGTTTTACTGCTGATGGATTTAATGATATGAAAGTTCAATATCTAACAACAGGAAAGGTTGCTAATGGTGTAAGTATTGGCTATAACAATTCGGGCTATGACCAAACAATGTCTATCACAGGGGCTAGTGGAAGAACGACACTCTTATCCGAAGAAAATCAAGTGGTGTTAAAACTTAATGGCACTGGTTCTTCTAATTTGTTTACAGTTACGGATAGTGCAGACCAAACACAATTTGCTGTAAAAGGGGATGGCACATTAGAAACAGACCTTACTGCTAGTAGAGCATTAGTAACGGATGCTAGTAAAAACATTTCAGTGAGTTCAGTAACTTCTACTGAATTAGCATTATTAAGTGGTGCGGCTTTTGGTATTGGTAACAATAACATATTAAGAGCCAATGCAAATGTAGTTGATAATGACTTCTTGAGAGTTGATGGCACACAAATAGAAGGTAGAAGTGCAAGCGAATTAGCATCCGATATAGGAGCATTGACAGGAACATTCGGCATAGCAAATAATAACATATTACAGGCTAATGCCAACTTAGCCGATGATGATTTCCTAAGAGTAGATGGAACACAAATAGAGGGTAGAACTGCGGCTCAAACATTATCGGATATTGCCGCTATGCCATTAGCAGGTGGAACATTTACAGGAGCAGTTACAGTTGATACAGGTCAAACATTTAGAACTCCTAGATTACCAATGGTTTCTGTTTCGGCAAGCACTACTTTGACAGAAGCAACTCACGCAGGAGCATATCTAAAATGTGCAGGAAATGTAACTTTACCTGCTACTTCGACAGAAGGAGAACATTATACTATTCTAAATGTAACAGGTGGTAATATTACTGTTGGAAGAAATGGTAATAATATTAATAATGCGGCTTCCGATATTACAGTTGCTACTTTTAACGGGGTAACTTGTATTGCTATTAGCGGCAATGATTGGATTGCATTAGGAGTTTGATTACTTTGTATAACGCTATTGCAGGTTCTTGTGCTGAACAAGAGGCTAATGCCGGAGGTGGAGGTTCTCCTCCTGCGGGAATAAGCGCACCTAGTCAAATATATACTGCGCTTTCAAATGGTGGAGCAGTTGGGATAGATGTATATATGGCAGGATATAATGTTCCACAATTTTTTATTAATAATTCTAATCCAATAAAAGTAACTCCTCTTAGCGGAAACGCATCAAATAATGCAAGCATGGCACTCACTAATCAAACTTTAGCCGGACAACCTTTCAGTATTATGTTAGAACATACAATGCCCGCAAGTGCGTTTAATTCTTTAATGAATACAGGATTTACAGGCGGAAACCCATTTGGCGTTCTTGTTCCATTTATAGGCTTTTATTTAGAATCTCCTAATGGCGTTGCGAGTAGTTTGGACTACGACATATTATCAATGCAAAGCACTTTGTCTACAATATTTGCTGGTTATGCCGGTAACCCTGCTAATGCTCCTTTCAATTTCAATTATGTGGGTAACAATTGGCCTCTAATAGATTCAACAAATTTTAATAACGCAGAACTTTTTACTTTCTTCGCAACTGCTAGTGGTATTACTGGTGGAATGGGTGCTAATGGGACTTTGACGACAGGTAACATCACTCAAACTCAAGGAGAAACATTTAGCCTAGTCGAGATTGTTAATGCCGCAGGAAGAAGTGGTGGGTCTGTTAATGCATCAGCAGGACAATATGTTGCAGTAAATTATCGTTTTAGAGCAACTGTAGGTTTAGTAACAGAAGAAACACTTGTTGTGTATAGATTAGCATTAACATGAGGTGATAAAATGTTAGGAATAACTATACCCGAAAATGAAACAACGGATTGGAAATTAGAAATGGATAATGGAGAACTTTCACTAATTAAAAAAAGCGTAGGTTCTATCATGAAAGATTCTGCGACAGAATATTATCAACATCAATGGTTATGGGATAATGCTACCGGAGATATATTAGTAGCGGGTTTAGGAATTGGTTTTCTAAATAAAGAATTAATTGATAATCATAACTTTACTTCCGTTACTATTATAGAAAACTCACAAGAAGTAATAGATATGGTTTGGCCTTATTGTGCTAAAGACAGCAGGTTTACTTTAATCAAGGAAGATATAGAAACTTGGAATGTTCCCGCAGGTTCGCATTGGGATATAGGTTGGTTTGATTCTTGGGTTGCTGATAATCCACTATCTTACAATGGATATATTTCTGCTATGAAACATAAATATAGCCCATACTGTGACAAAATAGGGGCTTGGTGTATTCCATATGATGTATCTAATTCTCTTGTTTCTTCTTAGTTTCGCTATTGGCTATTTAACCGTTAGTGCATTATTCGTTGAAGATAAACCATTGGGCTTTATTATTTTAAATTCAAACGACGAATAACTTTCGCCTATTCAGAAAATTTTTTTGTTTTTTTAGAAAATTTTTGAAAAATTTTTGAAAAAAAAATTTAGAAGGAGAGTAGCCTAAACTACTCTCCCTCTATTTTTGTATTTGCTGACCATATACCGCTACAAGAACGGCACTCCCAAAGTTTCACTTGTTCACTCGAACCTACATAGAATCCTAAGATTCTCTTTGCTAGTGTCTTATCTCCGCAATAAGCACATTTCTGTTTCAAACTCATTTCTTCTCTTCCGTTTGACCCATTAGCCTCTTGATGTAATCATCAACACTTTGTTCTGTTATGTTAGTGCCACCGAATGCGGCAAAGAACAATAGTGTCAAGATTATCAAGAAGATAAATAAGCCAAACCATTCTGCTGTGGACATTACCAATCTACCTCCAAATCTACAAATTCTTCTTTCTCTATTGAGAATGCTTTAACAATCCCATGTTCTTTTCCATATTGCCAAAGGTCATAAACTAATTGGGTGTCTTTCATACAGTATTCTACTACCTCATCATATTGACCCATCTTCCATAACTTAGGAGCGTCAGCACTATCCATAAGTTTGAAATCATCCATAGTGCATTTTACAAGATTCTTCAATTGGAATCTTTCACCATGCTCTTTTAATAATATTTTACTAGTGTCAATATAACTTTCTTCATTTAGATATTTATGAATACAATATATATCCATAGAGTCTCTAAGTATAGGTAGGTCGAATACTGCTATATTATGACCTAAGACTTTACCACCCTTAGATAGATGGTCGTCTAAATCATACTTTAGTTCACTCAATCCTTTAACAACATGGCCGGACTTAGCAAATGAATCTACAGGCTCGTCTACATAGACTGTTCCTGTATTTCCATCCCAAGTAGCAACGGTAGAAACTTGAAACATATGGGTATTACCAAAGCCGCCTATCTCATGCGACATATTTTTTGTTTCAATATCTAACGCTAATACTGACATGCTTAATCACTAGACCAAAGTTTGCTAATCTTTTCGCTTTCTTCATCTACTGTTGGTTCATCTGCGCCAATTCTTCTTTTCAAAAAGGCAACAATGTTAGTTCCTGCTATACTTAGCATGGAACAACATTCCCAACCTTCGTCACCATAAGTATCTAATGTTTCTATTATTACTTTTGGCCCCTTTGTCACATCAAACACAACATATGTATTTTCGTATTTCATTTCTTTTCCTCCTTCAATTTTAAGTAAACGGAACGACCAACTTTATTTTGCTCGAACATATTTTCTCCTTTGAACTTTTCAAATAATCTGTAAGCAGTATTTTTAGAAGACGCATCAGTTACTTTAGTTATCAGTTCTTGCTTACTAAAGAATCCATTTTCATCCTTTTTGATACCATTAATGACATCCAAAAAGATTTGTTCGTTGGCCGATTTTCCTCCCGCTACCCTTCTACTAACCTTTAGGGTTCGTTCTAACCATAATACCAATGTGTTATAACATTGTCGCACTATGTTTCCTGCCTGTCCAACATTTCTACCACTGACGATAAAACGCCTACTAGGGTTAGGAATATCCTTTGCTTCAGCGATAGCGCACAATACTGACATCTTAAGTAGAATCTTAAGAAGCCTAGTTGTAAAATTGGAGGCAATCTTTCTAACAACAGGGTCACTAGAACTTATGAAGTTACGCATTGTTTCATATTCATAACGCAAGACTTTTCTAAAGTCCCTTGTGTATTTCATCGTCTTAGTTTTCTTTCCATCTACTTCGTTGAATCTTTCTCTAACCAACTCATAAATCTCAAAGAATTCCTGTGCAAACTCATCAATGGGTTGTTGTCTTTCGTCTTCGACACCCGCCTTCTCTATTTGCATAAGTCTCATAGTGTGTAAAACTGATTCGGGAACATCCCAAATAAATAGAATCATTCTTTGTAATACACCTTTATTGGCGATAACCTTTGCCAACTTTTCCGGTGGATAAGTCATGGCTAGAATAGAACGCTCACAATAACAGTTCATCATTTTGCCTCTTTTTAGTTTCTTACTAATAATCCAAGATTCACCTGCCAAAGTATTCATTAATGTATTGAGATAAACGATAGCCTGTTCTTTATTTTGGCTTTGCTTAAAAACACCCGAATACTCGAACTCATCCCAATGTGCTAAACCACTACCTTCCATTAGACCCGCTTCACGCACCCAACCCATTTCTTTAGTTACATTACCTTCATCATCTTCTTTCTCTACAAAATCTTCTTCATAGCCGCCAACTAAAGCCGCATCAGTATATTCAGTGGTAGACATTACATCAAATTGTTTCGGCATATAAGCAGGGACTTCACCATCCCCTCCATCTTCTCTCCATTGATTATAGTCTATACTGCCATCGGAAGTTGTGTTCTCATTATTAACATGATTACCGGCTTCGTTTATTTTTTCAAATAGTTGTCTAGTTACAGGCTTCAAGAAAGCCCACAAAGTAGACTTACCCGAACCGGAAGTTTGTATTTGACAAAAATGAACTCTACTGTCTTCAATACTCTTACCATTTGGTATATCAACAAAGTCCTTTACTATTTGGCCTAATATAACAAAACAACTTAATGCCGCAGGTATATCATTCTTGTATGCTACTTCTGTTGCACTCTTTTGAAATCTCCTAATAAAACTAGGTAGATTACGATTAAATAATTTAGTATCTTCCTCTATTGCATAGTAGTATTCTTCTTCTTCTTTACTCAACTCGAACTCTTCGTAGTTGAACTCTTCTTCATTCATAATTTCATCTTCATTCATATTTTCACCTTTTCTTCGGAATGCAAAACATTCAAGATTCTTCGGGCTAGGGTCTTTCCTATACCATCCATTTCTTGAAGTTCTTTTTCTGTTTGTTCGCCTATTTCCATAATCGAACCATATTGCTTTATCAGCGCATTCGCTCTATCTACTGACAAGCCCTTTATAGTTATGAGGGTATCAATCCTCAAATCATCTGTTGATATTCTTTTGAATATCTCCGGTTTGATAACTTCCCGCTTGATGGGTTTCATCTTACATATGGAAGCAATTATCAAAGCCGCTTCTTGTTCACTAGATACCCAAAATGCCTTTGCATCTGTATCTAATGTTATTCTACCAATAGCCCCAAGAAACTTACTTCTAAGTTTATTAGACCAGTTGGCGTGTTGTGCGTTAGTAAATTTTTTATCTGTCCTAATGTATTTTTTATATTGAGTAACGCCTTCATCAATACTACCATAGATAATAACTACATTAGTTTGGTAGTGTCTATCCATGTTATCTAGTTGAGTCCACAGTCTTTTATTCATTACTGATGCTAAAAAATCATGCGCTGATTTAGCCTCAAAACATACATCATCGTAAACATAATCTCCTATCTCTATCCACTTCTTTTCATAAGGCACTTTCATTTTTAGTGCCTCGC